CAAACCCGTCGTGGTCAGGGCAACTTCATCATCACTTCTGCTGACGTTGCTTCTGTTCTTGCTATGAGCGGCACCCTTGACTATTCTTCAGGTCTAAGCGGCGCTGGTGGTCCTTCCATCGGTGAAGTTGATGACACTGGTAACCTCCTAGTAGGAACCATGAACGGTCGTATCAAGGTCTACGTTGATCCTTATTCGGCAAACGTTTCCAGCAACCACTACTACGTTGTTGGTTATAAGGGTACTTCACCTTATGACGCAGGACTATTCTACTGCCCATACGTTCCCCTCCAGATGCTCCGCAGCATTGATCCTAACACCTTCCAGCCAAAGATTGGCTTCAAGACCCGTTACGGAATGGTTGCTAACCCATTTGTCACCCAGGCAAACGGAACCCCAGATGCTGAGACCCTCACTGCATCACGTAACCAGTACTACAGAAGAGTACTTGTTAAGAACCTCATGTGATCCATTCACAATTCAACACAAAGGGACCCCAAAAGGGTCCCTTTTTTTGTAAATAGTTAACAGCAATTTATTACGTTATGCCAAGAGGTCGTCTATCAAAGGTTGACATACTTCCAAAACTTTATAAAATGAAAAGAGACCTTCACGAAAATCAATCTCAAAGATCTAGAGAATGGACTGAAGGCGCACAAGATACACTCAATAAACTTATTGATTTTATAAACGAGTATCATACATGAACCAGTCTTCTCTTTTATTACTATTGTGTCTATCACCGTTAGCGGTGATCTTCATAATTATGAAGATGGCATTATGGATTGGAGAGACTGCTTCCTTTGCAGAAAAAACTAAGGAGTTGAAAAGAATGCAGCATGGTCCATATATTATTTGGGACGAGGAGGAAGAAGAGGAGTGGATCTAGATCATTTGTATAAAAGAATTGCTAGGGCAAGGAATGACATTCTGATGGAAGAGCCATGCCCTATGTACGAACCACAATGGGAGGCACAGGATTATGGAAATACAACAAGAAAAACTAGTAACTCAAACAGAATGCAAGGAGATGATTGATGCTGCTATACGACAGCACAATAGGAATGCTTCCATTATTTCTATGTGCGTTGGTTGGGTGGTGCTTTCTTTATTTGCTGAAGGATTACTAAGACTTGTTGGTGTTATTCCACCATTACTACCATGGCTCAAAATCACATTGAACTAATAGGTTGTGTTTTATTATTAGTGTTTGCCGCTACAATGTTTTATCAGGGAACGATGATCCTAAGAGGTCAGCGTGGATATTCTCTCAGAGATTATATGAAGCAAGAAAGCACTAATATGCGTCACAGAATAGAGGAACTACTCAAGGATAAATAGCAATAGCTTGGGAAGTTGACATGACCGCTGAATGGTATAAGGAGCAACCTAGGAATAGAAATTTTCTAAATCCTATTGGTTATCTCCTGAAGTTGGATAAATTTGAGGGAACAGATTTCTTTTGCCAAAGAGCAAATGTTCCTGATATTACAATGCCAACGATTGAATATGCTACAAGATTTCGTAATCTACCAATGATCCCTGGAGGTGGAGTGACCTTTGGGGATTTTACAGTACAATTTATTGTTGATGAAGACCTAAAAAATTACTATTCCATTCATCAATGGATGCGTCAGAATGGCAGAGCAGATGATGATACTGACACTCCACCACAAGAAGAATACAGTAATGCTCAACTTCATATCGTAACTTCATCGTACAATCCAGCATTTATTGTATCCTTTGAAAATATTTTTCCAGTGTCATTGTCTGGTCTAGAATTCAATGCTACAATGACAGATGTAGAATATCTTACTGCTGAAGTAACCTTCAAGCATCAAAGATTTTTTATCCTTGACAAAAACATGAAACGTCTATGAATTTTGAAACTCTTCGTAATAAATTTGAAAAACTCAGAGAAGAATGGGCAGAGGATAGCGCAGTAGATTTTCAGTTCAAGAACAAACAGTATAGCACAGATCTTGGACAACTTGCGTTAGACATCCCTTTCCAACATAATAAATACTTACACCACTACACAGACATTTCCCAGATCAAAACTTCTCTGGAATTTGAAATTAGAAAGCTTGTAAAAGAAAAACGTGAGTACTACAGCGGTGAAGCTGATGCTCGTGTTTACGCAGAAAAACCATTTGGCGGAAGAATTCAAACTTCCGAGAAAATGAGAACATACCTCGAAAGCGATGATGACATTATCAACATTGAGGCAAAGATCAAGTATCTGGACCAGATGTTGTACTGGTTGGATCAGGTCATGAAGCAGATTTCAAACAGAGGGTTTCAGATCAAGAGTGCCATTGAGTGGGAGAAATTTATTAATGGACAATAATGACACTCCTTTCCGTAAAGAAGAAGAATGAGGTTTACCTAACCATCCAATCCGCAGAGCCTCATGTTCATATGGAGCTCTCGGATTATTTTACATTTGAAGTTCCAGAAGCAAAGTTCCTCAAGAAAAATCCTCGCTACAAATATTGGGATGGAACTATTCGCCTGTATTCACCTGGAACTGGAGAACTTTATGGTGGACTGATGAAGCACCTTGAGGTGTGGGCAGCGGAGCGTCAGTACACTATACAATACGAAAAGAATGATTGGTATGGAGATGTTGCAGAAACTAACGACTTTGTTTCTCTTGCTGGTATCAAAACCTTTATGGACAAAATCACCAGAACGGGAATTACTCCAAGAGAATATCAATACACTGCTGTCTACGAAGCAATAAAGAATAATCGCAAACTACTTCTTTCTCCTACGGGGTCTGGGAAGTCTTTGATGATCTATTCCCTCGTCAGATACTATACTGCTACCAACAAGCAAACGCTCATCATCGTCCCTACTACGTCCCTCGTAGAACAAATGGTCAATGACTTTAAGGACTATGGTTGGAATGCCGATGATCATGTGCATAAGATTTACTCTGGTAAGGATAAGAATACTGATAAACCAATCATCATTTCTACTTGGCAATCAATCTACAAGTTTCCTAAAAGGTACTTTGATGAGAAGGTTTATTTGGAGATTGTGAGCGTGTAACAAAAACAGATGATTTGATACGTGAAGGGCACCTATCTAAATTTAGGATCAAAGTGCTGCTATGTAAACATGCTCCGCAATACTTTGAAAGCTACCATGAAGAAATTGATTACCTTGTCGGTCATCGTGGTAGAAACAATCTAATCAAAAATCTAGTCAAGGATATTGAGGGTAACACGCTTGTACTATTCAACTATGTTGAGAAGCACGGTGAACCACTTTTTGATCTGATAAATAGCAGCATCGATCCCACAAGAAAAACGTTTTTTGTTCATGGTGGGACTGACGTTGAAGATAGAGAAGAAGTCAGACAAATTACCGAGAGTGAAAACAACGCTGTAATTATTGCTTCATACGGCACCTTCTCAACTGGTATCAACATCAAACGATTACACAATATTATCTTCGCCTCTCCAAGTAAATCACGTATCAGAAATTTACAATCTATTGGACGTGTATTGCGTAAAGGTGAAGGAAAAGACATCGCAACTTTATACGACATTGCTGATGATATAGGAGGACAAAATTATACTCTGAAGCATCTGAATGAACGAGTTAATATTTACAATGAAGAAAACTTTAAGTATGAGGTTATAAAAGTAAATCTTAGATCAAGTTAATATGGAAGAAGAATTCTACGCAACGTTGAAATTAGTATCTGGGGAAGAGGTAGTAGCAAAGGTCTGCTACCTTCCAGATGAAGATAAACTTATCCTCGATAAGCCACTAGCAGTTGAAACTGCAAAACAAAAGAAAGGACAAATGGAGGTCACAGGTTTTGCGTTGAAGGAATGGATCTCAGCAACATTTGAAAATATGTTTATCATCAAACGAGATCACATCCTTACGATGACAGAACTTGATGAGACCATTGAAGAGTTTTATTTGAAAACAATTCAGAAACTTGAAAGCGCCAAAACGCTAGTTGGTAGAGGAAGTAAGCTTCCTCGTAAATCTGGATATCTAGGTTCAATCAACCAAATGAAAAAATCTTTAGAAGATATCTATAAGAAAAGTTAAAAGCTATATCTCTCTTGAACCCTCGACAAGGTTATTGTACTGGGTTTCTGAGGTTGTGTCAAGCCCCCTTTACATCTGACCAATACGATGCTATACTTGATACAGATTATGTAAGATAACCGTGACATTCGCAGTAATGACCAAGAAAAAAACAGAAAACTACGTCAATAACAAAGAGTTTCTTGCTGCGATATCCGTGTATCGACAGAAAGTTATTGCTGCGAAAGAAGCAGGGAAACCTCGACCACGAGTAACAAATTATCTCGGAGAGTGTTTCCTCAAGATTGCCACACACTTATCTTACAAACCAAACTTTGTCAACTACATGTTTCGTGAAGACATGATTTGTGATGGGATTGAAAATTGCTTACAGTATATTGACAACTTCGATCCAGAGAAATCACAAAATCCTTTTGCGTACTTCACTCAGATTATCTACTACGCTTTTCTTCGCCGTATTCAGAAAGAAAAGAAGCAACTTGAAATCAAAGGTAAGATCCTCGAAAGATCTGGTTATGATGAGGTCATGCACACAGACACATTTGATGGTACAATGACTGGTATGAACGCATCCTATTCCGACATGGGTACAATCAAAGAAAGTATTGAGAACCGAATGAACCGATGACCAAAACATTAGTGAATTTTCAATCAGAAAGCACCGCATCTGGTGATGAGTTTGAAAAACTTGTAGTGAAGGATCTAGTATCAAAGGGATACAATATTATTTCTACCAATAAAAAAATTCCCGAAATTGGCGTGAACGTAGATGTAATCGCTGAAAAGAATGGAGTTGTAGAATATATCGAAGACAAAGGTGGTAAACCTGGAAAGGGTAAACGACCTGGAGCTGAACGAACAGATAATGTAAAAAAAGCAATCTGTAATGGAGCACTTTTAAAAGCAAAGCATCCAAACGTTTGCTATGTAATTTATTTTTCTGCCAAACCAAAGCCTGGTAATTCATCTGAAGAGATGCTGAACACTGCTATTGAATTTGGTTTTGTTGACGAAGTTAGGTATCTTTCTTATGAGTGATTATGAATGGATTGACGAATGTTTCCGTGTCGAACAGAAACGCTTTGGAACTTGGACTAGCTACGATAAAGAAGGTGCGGGCATCCTCACCACACTTGATAAGGAACACCTTATCTCTTCGACCCGTTGGTATCTACGAGCAAAACAAGAAGGGTTCCCTGACCCAACTATTCAATACGATGGAACTGTTGGAGGTAAACTATGAAGATCGCACTGATCACTGACCAACACCTTGATGGACGCAAAGGATCTCTGGCATTCTGGAATTACTTTCAGAAGTTCTATGATGAGGTATTCTTTCCTACACTAGAGAAGAAAAAAGTTACTCATATCATTGACCTTGGAGATACCTTTGACAACCGTAAGTCAATGGACTTCAATACATTTCATCGTGTAAAGGAGAATTACTTTGACAAACTACAAGGTTACAAAGTTCATATGCTTCTTGGTAATCATTGTACTTATTACAAGAATACCAATCGTATCAACTCACCTGAACTCCTACTGGAACAGTATTCAAACATCAGCATTTATGCTTCACCAAAGCACCTTACAATAGGTAGTAAGAAGTTCCTGATGTTGCCTTGGATCAACGCAGAGAACCGTGATGATGTCTTGAAGCTACTTGAAACTTCCGATGCCGATATCTGCTGTGGTCATTTAGAACTCAACGGATTTGAAGTTACACCTGGAATGACGATGGATCATGGCATGGATGCTGGTTTGTTTCATCGTTTTAATCGTGTGTGGTCTGGACATTTCCATCATCGTTCAAAGAAAGGAAACGTTCAGTATCTTGGCAATCCCTATCAGATGTACTGGAATGATTACAAGGACACCCGTGGATTTCATATTTACGATACTCAAAGTGATAAACTTGAGTATATCCCAAACCCGTTTGAAATCTTCGACAAGATCATCTATGATGACACGAAGGCAGATTACAACAAACAAGATGTGTCTGATTATAAAGACAAGTACATCAAGATCGTCGTTGATGAAAAACGAGACTACCAAATGTTTGAAACACTGGTTGATCGTCTTTACAACGTAGGTGTTCATGATGTCAAGATTGTTGAAAATCTTGTTGGCGAAGACAGCAAAACCGACATTGATATCTCCGCAAAAGATACATTGACACTTCTAAACGAATACATTGATGAAGTAGAAATGTCTGTAAGTAAGTCTGATCTCAAGACACTTATGAGATCTCTATATATTGAGAGTTGTAACGTCTCGTAAAATGTTCATCGTAACCTTGGAAGATCAGCCAGACGGTGTGTATTCTATCTTTGATGATAGCGAGGATAGAGTAATTCCTATCTTTCAGGAGGAAGATGATGCAGACAGATACCTGATGATGTTACAAGAAGATGTGGATTACCCACCAGATTTACAAACATCAAGAACTAATTTGATTATCGGGTCCAACGGAGCTGGTAAGAGCACCATTCTGGATGCCCTTACTTTCTCTTTGTTTGGCAAACCATTTCGTAAGATCAATAAGCCACTGCTGGTTAATAGTATCAACGAAAAAGACTGTCTTACCGAAATTGAATTTAGCATCGGCAAGAGTGATTACAAAGTGGTTCGTGGGATCAAACCGAATAGATTTGAGATCTACTGTAATGATCAGTTGTGGAACCAAGAAAGCACAGTTGTAGATCAGCAAAAGAACTTTGAACAAAACGTTCTCAAACTGAATTACAAATCATTCACCCAGATCGTGGTACTTGGTTCTTCAACCTTTGTTCCTTTCATGCGTTTGCCTCTGGCACAACGTCGAGAGATCATCGAAGATATCCTTGACATTCAAGTATTCTCCACGATGAATATTCTTCTCAAAGATAAAGTCAGAGAGAATAACGAAGAGATCAAGAACCTCGATTACGAACTTCACCTTCTAGAAGAGAAGATTGATCTTCAGAAAAAGTATATGCTTGAACTGGAGAAGAAAACTAAAGAAGAGATTGACCGTAAGCAAGGTAAGATTGCTGTAATGTTAGAAGATGAAAACACACATCATCATGAGATTGAGCGTCTGACTTCTGAAGTCGAAAAACATTCTAAAGAAATGGAAGACCTCTCAAATTCTTCCTCCAAGCTAAAGAAGTTGAACACTTTTCTTTTCAAAATTCAATCGAAACTTACATCCTGTCAAAAAGAACATCAGTTCTTTACAGACAATCATGTGTGTCCTACCTGCACTCAAGACTTGAGTGAAGAATTCAGACAAAGTAAAATTGCTGATGGGGAAGGAGAACTGAATAACCTACAGACAGGAATTCAGGATTTACTTGATGCCATCTCTAAAGAGGAGGAGCGAGAAAATGAATTCTCAAGACTATCAAAAATTATACTTGGCTTCAACGCTTCTATTACTCAAGCGAATTATCAGATTACTTCCATACGAAAAGCAATCGGTGATATAGAAACCGAGATTAAAGAACTGGAAGGAAGCAGTCCAGATAAGAAAGCAGAGTTCGTCAAACTTGAAGGACTTGTTACGAATAAAAAAGATTTGAGCAAGACCTTTGCCGAATACAAGAAAGATCGTGATACACTGTTAGTGGCATCGCAGTTGTTGAAAGACAATGGGATCAAGACTAGGATTATCAAAACCTATCTCCCAGCGATGAACCAACTGATCAATCAATATCTTCAGCGTATGGACTTCTATGTGAATTTCACGTTGAACGAAAACTTTGAAGAGATCATCAAATCTAGATATCGTGATGTGTTTTCTTATGATAGTTTCAGTGAAGGAGAAAAAGCTAGGATTGATATTGCTTTGTTGCTTACTTGGAGAGCTATTGCTAAGCTCAAGAATAGCGTGGATACTAACCTCCTTATTCTAGATGAGATCTTTGACAGTTCTTTGGATCAGCAAGGTGGCAGCGATCTTGGTTGGATCCTACGAAACTTTGATGAAAGTACAAATGTATATGTCATCAGTCATCGAGAACAACTAGAAGGAAAGTTTGATAGAACAATTACAGCGGTGAAGGAAAAGAACTTCTCCGTCATCCAGCAGACAGTTTCTGAACTGGACTAGGGGTGCCTCCAAGGGGGTGCCCCTTTTGCTATGCTTACCACATCAGCAAAAGAGACCCATGACCCGCCAAGAAATCAAAGGCAACCTTGCCCGACTGCTAGCAACCGAGAACCTCGTTGTAGAGCACCGTAACTGCCCTACAGCATGTTTCAACGTGGAAACCCGTGTGCTGACCCTGCCGAACTGGGATCGTGCTTCTGGGACCGTCTACGATATGCTGGTGGGTCATGAGGTGGGACACGCTCTCTTCACCCCTAACGAAGACTGGACCGAGAAAGCAGATTGTCCTAAAGATTTCATCAACGTGATCGAAGATGCACGTATTGAGAAGATGATGAAGCGTAAGTATCCTGGTCTGCGTAAGTCTTTTGCTGGTGGGTATCAAGAACTGAATGCCCAGGATTTCTTTGGTATCGCTAATGATGATCTGAATACTTACAGTCTGATTGACCGTATCAATCTTCACTTCAAGGTTGGTGCTAGTGCTTTCATTCCTTTTGCTGCTGATGAGCAAGTGTTTGTCACTCGCACAGATGAAGCAGAAAGCTTTGATGAGGTGCTCCAAATTGCTGTAGATGTGTATGAATTCAGCAAGAAAGAGCAAGAACTTGAGTAAGTAAATATTAATGTTGATATTGACCAGACCACTCAAGGTGGGGGTGGTTCCACTCAATTTGGGGGTGATGATGAACCTGAAGAAGGTGATGCTGACGAGAACCAACCTTCCAGCAATTCTGATCAGCAAGGTCAGCAGACTGGTGGTGCTACTCAACCGAAAAGTGAGGATGCTGATGCTGCTGGTGATGAAGGTGACGATGAGAGTTCTAAAACTCAAGACGCATTTGATCGTGCTGCTGAACGTCTGACCAACACGTTCTCTGGTGGTAATACTTATTACGTTGAGATCCCAGAGAGCGTAGTTCTTGATGACTATGTTGCTGACTGGACTGAAATTCATGACTGGATTGATGAGCAGCGTGAATCTAGTAATCATCTGCCTGATAATGCTTATGAAGGTGTCGATATCGAATATCAATCCTTCCGTAAGCAATCG